CCCAAGCCGCATTATCAAACTGCTCAGAATACCTCAGCAAGTTATGCGGTGCCCACTTGAGTACACCATCGCTATCAACCATCGTGGCATTACCTGCGCGGGTGTGGGTAGCAGCACTCACAAGGTCCGTAGCTGTGCCGCCTGTGCGGAAGTAGGTAGCGTCGAAGTCTAGGACTAGGGGAGGCTCAAAGCCGTATGCCGCATATGCAGACAGCGCTCCATACGAGGACGTATGCCACTTTCCAAACGGAGATAGGTTGCCGTGCCAATTACGCATGGTCGACGACAACCACTGCACGGCGGCCGTTTAACGGCAGCGCAAATACACGATCCACTCCAGCGGCAGCTGCAAAGCTTGCAACAGCCACCCGAAGTTCCCCATCACGTTGGTATTCAGAAGAGTTCGCATGATACTCAAACCCGGCGTCAGACAATGCAGACGGTGTTGTACCATCCGTGAATCGTACCTTCACGGACCCGGAAATAACCTGAAAGGTGATCTCGGTAACATCCCCATTGGTCAGCTCGGTCCACACATCCGGAACACATGATACCGCCACTTGATCTCTGGCCATGAGTTATCCCTTCTTGGTCGATGGTTTCTTGGTCGCTGGCTTCTGCGGCTTGCGCCGTTCCAGCTCATCAGCGTCAGCAGGTTTCCATTTAATTGTCATGGTTCACCTCACGTGGCCGAGATGGCTGTGCCAGCCGCAGAGATCCAATCAGTGCCGTCGGAGACAGCAATAGTGGACGCGCCCGCAAGGCCGTCAGAAACGTAAATGATCGTACCAGCACCGGCTGTGACAGCGGAAGGGGCGGTAGCAACAGTGTATGTGGGGAGTTTTGCAGCGCCAGTGATGTCGCCGACAAAGCCGTTGGTCGAGTTGACCGGGCCGCTAAAAGTTGTAGTTCCCATGAGATTCTCCTGTCTGGGTTAAGGTCAACCACGTCATGTGGCTGTCAGGGATATTGTTAAGATATCACGTTGTGTGGGGGCTGTCTACACAACGAAAAAGGCCCGCCGGAGCGGGCCTTTCTATCGATATTCGCCTTATAAATAAGGCTCAGACGCCGGGCGAAGCGTACATGCCCAGAGGGTCGCTGACACCGAAAGAGTAACGTTCCCGCGCTTTGTAGCGAGTGTTACCTGTGTCGAAGTCACCGTCCATGGATGTTGACATCGCAGAGCGCACGAAGTGCTTCATACCGTTTGGAACGTCCGTCTTGATGAACCATGCGTCACTGTCTGTGAGGTAGTGGTTCGTACGGAAACCTTCCGGAATGGAGCCGTTGGACTTCAGTGCGTTCAGGTCGTTGTCTGCGGTACCAACGCGAAGCTCGGTCTGGAGCAAGCGTGTGGCAACAAACATCAACGCAGGTGGCACGATCAGCTTACGAGCACGAGCTGCAATGAGCAGGCCGCGTTCGTCAGTGAAACCAGCGATGTCAATGACAGCCTGCTCGAGCGAAGTTTCGTTCAAGTCGGCGTCAACAGCTGGACGGTTGCGGTTTACAACGCCCTGCACCGTGGGGTGCGCAGTGTTGAACAAAGTAACACCATCGCCACCGGTGAAGGTGTCGAAGCCGGTGTTCAGCAGAGATGCCGCTTTGACCTGCTTGGTGTATGCCATGGCGCGAGCCAAAGCCTTTGTGTAGCGAGCCGAAAGAGAATCATAAAGATTGTCTTCGATGGCTTCCTCGGTGATCGAGAAGCCCATCGCCACGGTCTCGTGCGTGTAACGTGCAGTGTAAGATTCCTGCGCGTTATCATACGCCAGAGCCTGACCTTCGTTCTTGACCGGTGCAGCGCCGAAGCCCGACAGTTTGGTCTCTTCTTCGAAGGAACGCTCAGAGTTCTCAGTCTCATAGATCTCAGAGTGTTCGTTTTCGTACTTGTCGTACTCAAGACCATACAGGGCGTTGAGGCCGGGGAGTAGCTCTTTCATGAGCTGTGCGCGTGAGATAGCCATTCAGGATACTCCTTATGCCACGCCGGTGCCGGAAGTGTACGCATGCGAGGATGGATTGAATTTAACAATCACGTCCGTAAATGCGTCACCGACAGTCGATGTGGTGCTTTCAACAAAACCAACGATCTTGAAAGCGATCGTGGCGGTGGCGGCCGATGTTGCAACATCCAAAGCGACTTTGGAGTTACCGGTGGCAGTGTTGCCGGCTGTCTGATTCACACCCATGTTGGTGTGCAGCAGTGCCTGAGCAACGGGAGCGTCGGCTTGGACCTGAAACAGTGTGTCAGGGTCATCAACCACGTACGCGACGGCGTCAGCCGCTACTGTGCCAGTGGGCCAGTAATTGCGTGTTGTGAAGCCGTAGGTTGGATCAGTGTAGGCGCAGCCCACAAAAATACCAACTGTGCCGGCCGGGAAAGGCGCAGCATTGGTGCCAACAGTGGTCACTTTGGTGATGGTGCCGTCGGTGTGAACCTGAACAACATCGCCGTTAAAAATGTCGGCTGCATAACCGGACGCGATCTTCATCGCACGGGTAGAGCCAGCGAACGGAATACCGCCAATCAAATTGATCGGACGGAGGCCGTTGGGAGAAGCAGCAGTAGCCATTTCAAATCTCCTAGAGGGCTGGAATTATAGCAATGAGCCTCATGCTCACTTGCCGAATGATGTGCGTGTAGACCGTTCAGGTTTCAAAACGGGCATACGTGGGTCTGAGTTTCGCATGTAGTTGTTGTCAACTGCATCCATCGCTCGGCTGGCGTCAGCAAGCTGGGCCTCGATGCGAGAATCCGAAATCTCATCAGAAATTGCACAGAGCAAAAGCCCACCAACTTCAATGTTACCCTTGTACCGGGAGTCCATATCAGAAACGAGCTGCATCTCTGGATAGTCAGATGCCTTTACCGGTGTGTAACCCTCGCGAAAACGAGTGGACACATTGGGGTTGTCAGACGCACCAAGCAAAGCCGTCCGGATCCAACGGAATTTTACTCCGTCACGAGCGTCGGGTGTTGGCAAGGCTGATGGACGCGTCCACGTTTTTTTGCGCGAAGTTGCTTCGCGAGTCTCAGCGGTCCGGGGTGTACGTTCAACCATTTTTGGCATCCTTCATAAGTTGCGCCGCGTATTGTTCGGGCTGTAGGCCCAGTCGCTTGGCGAGTGCGACCTGCGTAGAGGTCAATTTAATACGGCGCGGTGACGGAGCAGAACGTCCTGCAGGTGCCACCACATTAGATGTTCTCTTAGATGGTTGTACGACCTCATCACCACCATCATCGGAAAACTCATCCGAAAACCGCTTTCGAACAGCGGAGTCAATCTCAGTATAGTACGTTTCACTGTTCGGATCAACACCGTTGCGCACGAGGCGCTCGTGGACGCCAAGGGCGAACCCGGTCATCTCACTGTTCTCACCATACCAGCGGTTGTTGTCCATCCAAGACTTCTGCCGGTCATCAAGTTTAACGACAGGTTTTTCGACCGGGCGGGCAGCGGGCTGAGGCGCGACTTCCTGCTGTTCGACAGGTGCCGGGCGATAGTTTTTCAACTGCCCAAGGTGACCCTGCAGTTCGATCAGCTTGGACTGGGCCTCCATCAGTTTGTCAGAATCACCCAGCTCATAGGCGCTCTTGTACGCTGCCTTCGCGCTCGCCAGCTCGCTTTCAACACGACCCTTAGCCTGTTCAACAACAGCGCTCTGGCCCTTCGACAGCTGTTCCTGAAGCTTGCGGTTCTGCTCGTAGATGGACTTTGCGTAATTTGTCGCTTCGTCACGCTCACGCGCCGCTGCCGCCTGTTGACGCGCGGCTTCCTTAGCCTCGAATGTCAACTTTTTGATGCGCTTCTGCACCGACTCGCTATACCCTTCGAGATCGCCCTCATCGGGAATATCGGTCTCTTTTACAGCTTGGGTTCGCCGCGGCTTTTGATCTTCAGACACATCATCAACGATCTCGATTTCGAAATCGTCGTTTTCATGCTCTTCGACTTGGTCAGTTTTTATGTTCATTCTGGAGCCCTCTTTGTTGCGGCTTTGACGGCCCACATCGCACCATCCTCGATAGCCGTTTGTGCCAGTGCTTTGAGGCGAGACACCTCAATGTATTGGTCAGTTTCGCCGTCAGTTGTGATAGTCTCGATCAGGTCGATCAGATCCGCTGCCATACGCTTGATCTGCCCGACCGTGTCGTCGCCCGATGGATTGAACGTAATCCCGACGCGGTATTCACCTTTGGTCATCTTCACGCCCTCGCAAACCCGCGTGGGTCATCGACCACCGCTTCAACAGTGTCATCGTTGATCAGTCGGAACTCTTTTCCACCGATCTTGAAACGTGTGCCAGAATATGAACGGAAGATCACGAAATCACCTTCATTGCACCACGCGCCCGATGGAAACTTGTTGGAGTCGGAGTATGCCTCTGCACCCGCTGCCACAACCAATCCAACAATTGACGCTGTGGATTCCGCCTGCTTGATGCTGTCTGGCATATAGACACCACCATCTGTCTTTTCTCTGACATCAAGTGTCGCGATAAGAAGATGGTAACCTGTCGGCTTTGGAAGTTTAAGACGTGTCGGTTCGTCCATTTCGTTAGGTTCGTACATACTTCACCTCATGCAACGATCTCGGCTCGTTGTAGCCGTCACCGGACCACCCGGTTACATCACTCTATGTAATGTTATATCAATCCTCAATATAGCGGGCTTCGATTTCCGAAATATCGTCAAGCAATGTTTGGGCCAATTCGATCTTTCCAACCGTCTTGGCGTACATGACGTAATCCTTGGCTCCCCCGGAGATTAAATACTCCGAGAGGCCGTCTTTATACTCCGAAAGGCGTCTTTTGAACGGTTCAAGCTCACTCATTGCTCTTTGTCCCCTGTTGAATTGGCCAATGTTACGATCTGCTCTGCAACTTTCATGCCCATTTCGGCACCTTTTTCGCGAAGGGTGTTGGCTTCCCCACGCATATCTGTTGCAATTTTAACACCAAGGTTAGCACCTGCCCGGCGATCCTCGGACTCAATGCGCTCAGACTGAACCGCGACATTTGCCGTCTTGATGCGATCGTCCAGCTTGAGCTTCTCGATATCCATGAGAGCGTCATGTTTGGCCTGCGCTTCTTTGAGAGCAACCTCACGAGATTTGAGCTCGAGTTCAGCACGCTGAATCTGCGTCAACGGATCCTGCGCCTGCTTCTGAGCTTCCATCTGAGCAGCTTCTGCCTGATTCTTCTGCAAGAGCTTGTCGGCCGCGGCCGCCGCCAGACGAGACACCTCACGTTCAACGTCCTCGGGCAGCGCTGCCTCTGGATCGGGCATTTCAACACCGAGCTGTTTCTGAATGTCCACACGGTACTGCATGGCCACGTGCTCTGTGAGGTGAGCCGCCAACGATGCCTGAATAGCTGAAGCAAACGGAGACTGACCAACCATCTGTTGAATCTTCGGATCCTGCGCGGCCGCCATGTGGACGGCAATGTGCGCCTCGTGGTCCTGATAGGCAAACACCTTCACAGCTTCTTGCTTCAGGATCGCCATGTTCTCGGACACAGGGTCTTTGGCCTTGATATCCTCTGGCAGCTTGATGATCTCGTCGGCGTCTTGAATACCAAGAACTTCGAGCATCTGCCGGTGCAGCTTGCCAAGATCGTACAGATGGGGCGCTTGCTGAGCGAGCTGCAGAGCCGCTTGATACTGAACGACGCGCTGCGCCATTGTTGCAGCGTTGGGGTCTGACACGGGCACGATGTCCACGGTTTTGTCAAAGTCATCAACGCGGCTGAACTCACCCTCAATCTGGTAGTCGTAGTCCGGCGACATGAAATCGTGGATGATGCCACCGATGAGGCGGAGCTCTCTTTTCAAAGACGCATGGAGTCGCGCCTGAACACCGGTCATGACCTTCATCGAACGCTCAAGTAGCGCAAGTGTTGTCCCAACCGGGGCTTCCGGGTTCATGTTGCCAACCTGAACGTCCGCAACCGAGCCGATCCGACGACCCTCTTCGACCACGTTGCCGAGCAGCTGATACAGAACAGCCGACGGTTCTTTGTATGGAAGTGGGAACAGCGATTCCCGCAGTGTGCCACCACCAACGTCAACGTCCCGCCACTCGCCGGGCTGAAGCGGACCAGAGTCACCCTTGATACGCATTCCGCGCGCCTTGAGACCCGCAGGCAAGTTGGACAACGTACCGGCATCGATCAACTGACGCATAATAGATGTCGCTGACTTCGCCAGACCACCAATCATGTGGATCATACCGGTGCCATAAAAGCCCATACCGGGAAGATAGCGATAATGAACAAAGTGCATGCGCTTTGTCTTGCGCACATCATCAGAATACCAATTTCGACGGATCGCAAGGATCTCCCGGGACGACTTGTCGATTGTCACCACGTACGGGCGCGGGACACCTTCGGAATCGTCATACTCTTCCGGCATATTCATCGTGACGTGCATTTCGAGAATCGTGTGACGGTCATCGTCGTCGATCGACGCCTCTTCACCATTCATCTCGTCGTATTTTTCTTGAATGTCGGAAAACTCTGCCTCGGGTTCGGGCAGGTCAACATCGCGGTAGAAACCATTGGCTTGCAGCTTCATGATCTCGATCGGCGTCTTCTTCATGATATGAGTATAGCGCTCACAGGTCATAAGGTCAGAGACGCCGTAAGATACCACAAAGTCTTCGGCCGGCACAAACGCCGACACAGCACGCTCAAGCAGCGGGTCGAAATACACCTTCTTAAACGCAGAGCCAGCCAGCGGTAGGCGGAACAACATCTGCTCGGTCTCTTCGCGGTACTCGGGCATGTGGTCGGTCAGCTGATAGTTGAACTCCTGCTCGACGCGCTTGGCCTGATCTGTCTTCTCCGGTGTCAGCTGGCCGATGATTTTGGTCCGCACTGGCCCGGAGGCCGGGAACAGCTCCCCCATGGCCTGCGCTTGGAACCGCACAACGGCTTCTGTCAACATCGGGTGGAACACACCGGACGCACCTTCCCATGGCTGGGTGCGC